GGGTTACTCTATCTTGATCTAAATTAGCACTCATTGATTATAAATATTAAATCAATTAAGTTTATTACGTTTTATAACGTCAATTATTTAACAAACATTAAATACTGCCAAGTTCCACCATAATTTACATTTCCGGTAGTTTGTGTAAAATTACCACTACCATCAATTGCATTATCAGTTCTACCCCATGGACCTGAATAATACCATAATGTAGCATTATTAACATAGGTAGTACTCATACCACCCGCATATCCTCCATATCCAGCAAATCCACAGCAATCTCTCATAAAAAATATAGTATTTGATGTACCAGTTGAATAAAATCCTACAACGTTTTGCATGCCTGGATATGAGGTTGTATTATACACACTTAAATCATAAGCAATGGTACTATTTGTATAACTTTGAAGAGTATCACTAGTTGTAAATGTGGTATAATTTATACCTGCAATTTTATATTTGAATGGTCCCCAACTATTATTATATTGATTGCCTCTATTTCCAAATAAAATATTAGTGAATGTAGCAGATGTACCGGCATATGTTTGTATCCATCCTAGATTATAAGCATCAGTAAATGTATTTACTGTACTTCTAGCTGCAGCATTCCATCCCCAACTTGGAGTGTTAGCGGCATTTGGATGACTTCTGGCTATAAGTGTCCAACCGCCACCATCAGTTGTCATATCTGCATATATCAGCGTTCTTCTGCCATTTTTATTGCCGTCTGGATATACAAGATAATATCCGTCTTTACCCCTAGTTTCAGGATAATTATTATACAAATCTAATGCATGTTTTGCATTTACATAACTGACTCCATGTGATAATCCCATATGTTTTATAATCCAAATCTTGATTTTGTTGCGTTATAATTTTGTAAAACTTCAGTTGCAGTTAATTCTCTATTATACATAATTGTACTTGCAATTCTACCAGCATACAATCTAGTAGCATCTAGAAAAAATCCTTTTCCTAAAATAACATTATTCATAGTACCTACAAAACCCGTGGGAGTTCCGTTTGAAGTTCTGCTAAAGGCGGTTGATAATCCATTATAATATGTCGTTGATGTGTTGCTACTAGAATTATATGTTATTCCTATACAATACCAATTGTTAGCATTAAAACCTGTGTTCAAAACTGTATGTGAGTAAAAAGAGTTGTTATCATTCGTTGTATTAGAATATATCCATGTTAATTGCGCTGAACTATTCATTTCTAATCTTGGACCTATATTTCCAGTAGTTGCATTATAGTTAAAATTACAATCCAAAACGTTTCTGAAATTAATAACACTTGTAGGATAACACCAAACTAAAACTGTAAAACTAGTTATAGTACCAATGTTTCCTACATTGACAAAATCATCAGTAGAATCAAATACAATACTACCTCCATTTGCACCATTAAATGTAGGACCATTGGTTAATGTGCCATTATAATTATTTCCACTTAAATCTGACCATGTAGTACCTGTGCCTGAATAACTTTTTCTATTAGCCGCATCCAAACATAAAACTAATCCTGATGTAACAATTGCTGGTGAATATCTTGTAGCCATAACAATATATATTAATTACCACAATTTGCACATGGTAATTGTTGTTCACTTATTAAGTATAATTCTCTATCACCTTCTGATACTTCTACTCTACATTCACCCAAACCAGATGAATACATACTAAAAATATAATCAATTGCAACTTGAGTAACCAAATTATTTTGTGGAAATGGATAATTTCTATGCATAGTATCTACCCAAAAACCATCTCTATTTCTTACCATTATCAATTCTTTATACATAAACTTATTTAGCCCAAACTATCAATTTATTTGCTCTATCAGTTGGACATGCACAACAATGATTGTACGCAGGAGCACCTTCACAACCAGCAAACCAACTTCTTACACAACTTTGTTCATAATAATTACTCCATCCACCTACAAAACCACTACATCCACCGTTTGAACTTGTTATCCATGTGGCAGGATAGTTAGCTTCATTACCGTCTCTTCTTTTGAAATACCCATTTGTAAATGTATAAGCATCACTTGACCACAGTGAAGGATCTAAAAACAAATTATACATTGTATCTGAATTATTCAAAGATCCAGATGCCCATACACTACCATCTGCTTCTGATATATGCCACCATTGAGTTCTTGTTTCTTTGGTACCTGAATTTAAAAATCTTCTAATATCTGCATCTGAAAATTTATTCATTGCCGTATCATTTTCAGTGGGTATTGATCCGGCAGTTGCAGAAACTGCCGTATTTACATAAGGACTTGTGCCTCTAAATACAGTAAATACACAAAACCATGCAGAGTTAGCATCATTTTTTATATCAGCCCACACCCTTGTAACTTCAGTGTTATACCCCCCCAATCTAACGCCAACATATCCGTTTTGATTAAACCCATTTGAAGTGGCTTTAACCCTTTGTTTTAAATCATCTCCACTAATTGCTGATGGTCCTGCTGCTGCTCCCATAATATAATAAATATTATTATAATTTAGTTATTTTAACTTTTAAATCACTATTTCCTTTTATAACTCTGTGCCAAACTTCTTTTGGTATAAAGATTTTGCCGGTCATACGTTGTGGTAATTGATTATCCATTTGTAATTCCCAATCAGTTTCACCTATAATTTCAACAATTCTATCTTCTCTGTCTCTGTGCCATTCAAGGTCATCAACATCTACAGTTTCTTCAAACTCTCTTAAATACAAATTGTCTTGTAAATGAGTTTCTTTGAATGGAAACATATTATTTTTGTTGTTTTTTAGCCGCAGCTTGTTTTGCAATATCTAATTTGCTTGGTAATTCAAATGCTTTTTGTTTGATTACATCCGCAGGTTCTTTTGGCATTGGAACACTAGTTCTTGGGTCATCTGTCGTAAACAAATCGAATTTAATCTTACCAGGCATTCTTGTAGCTACTATTTGTTCATTATAAATAGTATCCAATTTTACTTGATTTCTGCTCTTAGCGATACGAGGTAACAACAAGAAATAAGATATCCACTTCAATACTTGATCTGCCATATCAGATCCCAAATATCTAAATTCAATTGTTTTATGTTCACTAAATGCAGCAATATTTGTACCGTGATTACGATCAAAATGAGCTAATACTTCTTTCATTTGTGCGTTTGTAAGCGTAAAAGATTTTGGTACATTTTCAGATTGTCTACGCATGTATTCATGAATTCTGTTATAAATTGCGTTACTCAAACTTCTTCTCAATTTGGCAAAACTGTTAAAATCTCTGTCCATGGCTACTGCAGATTTAATAGCTTTTTCATCAACCAATGTACTCATTGCCAATACATCAAACATATCAAAATCACTTGGAACTCCTATATGAACATGCATTCCAGTTTTTCCATGTGTTGCTTGATCACTTACCCAATTTCCTACTTTGGAAATAATATTAAAATCATTACCTGTTTGTCTCATATGTCTACTTCTTATTTCAACATTTGGTCCATCTTCACCAACTGCCCATGTGTCTTTATCTGGTTTATCATCTTTTCTTACATCTTCACCCAGACTATCTAATAAATTATACGCAGAATCAATACCACCTTCCATATCAGTGACATTCATTTCACTATCTGAAACAAAATCAGTCCAATCTCCACTTCTTGCTAAAAGTCTTAAATATTCATCAACATAATCACCTTGATTTCTTCTTTCCCAACGAGTATATTCACTGTCCACTTCATTTCTTACTTCATCATATTTTTTATATGCTTCATTGTATTCCTCTTCAGTAGCATAATCACTTTCAACTGGTTCAGATACACTACTATCAAATGTATCTACACTCATTGGACCATATTCTTCATCATATCTATCAATATTATCAATAGTTCCATAACGATTCCATCTTTTTGCTGCTTCATTTCTTTGTTCATCAACCCATGAATTATAAGCATCAGTTAATCCATTATCATAACTGTATGATGCACCCATCAGATCTGATAATTTTTCAATGATTTGATCCGTTGATAAATTCTGTTCTTCTACAACAGGTTCAAATTCAAATTCTACACCAAATGTATAATCACCCAATTCATCATACTTGGCTTTTAGTCCGTATTCAATATCAGTTGCTTTATCAAATGGTACTGCTTCAAGTAATACTTCTTTTATTAATGATTTTAATTCTGTAAGGTTCATATTTTACCAATATTTTCCTTTACTCTTAGTACCTAGTGATTTGATTCTATGACTTCTGCAACTCCAATATCCAGCTGTAGTACGATCTTTCTTTTGACTGCATCTGTGTCTGGCTCTGAAACTTTTTCTACGTGCTGCACTACCAGCTCTGATTCTCATGTTTGGATCACCAAAGGTAACTTTCTTTATTTTACCTGCCTTTGATTTAACGTATACAGCAAATTTCTTTGGTCCTCCTGGAGTTCTAAATGGTCTATTAAGATTTACAGTTCTACCTCTGTGTTTGACTTCATTAATATACTCATCTTCTTCTATTTCAATTGGTGCATCTAAATATACTTCTATACCTTCATATATTGCTTTACTACCAAGATCACTTTCTATAATATCTACATCATTATCATTCAACTCAATTAAATCTTGATTATATAATTCACGTACTTCATTTACTAAATGAAAATATCCTTCACTATAAATTCTAAATACATTTTCTTCTAAAGTGAGATTTCTATCCAAATGATATTTCAATTGATCACTGATAGAGGTATCTTTGACCAACTTCATTGGTTCTCCCCTCTCAACCATTTCATCTAGAATGTCAGTTAATTTAATCATGAATATAAATAGAATTAAACTATGATTTAATCTTCTTTTTATGATACTTTATGGTAGTACCGCTTAGATTATATTTAACAGACAATTCTTTAATTGTATATTGATTTGATAATATATCACTATATAATTCATTTTTAATTTTTTTAATGTGGTTTTTTGCTAATGATATATTTAATTTTTTATTATCATCCATTGGCCCATGTTTAATTCCTGTTTTTTTATTATCATAACAATAATTTATTTTTCTTGATGATAATTTACTTCTTCTTTCTTCATATTTTTTATTACCTAAATCTGTTCCATATTTTTGTATGAACCAATTTAATGTGAATCTACCAACCGCTTTTTGTTTTTGAATCAAAATACTATCACCATCGTGTTTTTTACCAAACATAGGATTGTTTTCTCCTGAATACATTTCTGATAATTGTTGTCTTATAATTTCTTTATTTGGATTGTGTGTAAAATTATCACCTCCTGAAGATTGTAATGCAATATTATAACCAATATTATTTCTATATGGTTGAAATGTATCTAAATAATGTTGTTCTCTTTCTAATAATAACTTTTCATTTTTTAATTCTTCAATGATTTCAAATTTAAAGTTATCTTTCCCATAAAAATTCCAAGCATTTTGTAATTTTTTATTTATATGAATGTTTTTGTCTAGTTCATTTGTATGTTCCCACCATCTTCTTTCAATGTCTTTAGATGATCCAATATAAAATTTGCCGTTTTTTAAATTTGTTATTTTATAAATTCCACTTTTCATACCTTACCATAAATATCTTGAATTTTAATAAAAAGATACAAAAAAAACTCTCAGTATTTCTACTGAGAGTTTGTGTTTAATTTACTTTATATGTTAGATTAGACTTGGTTCAAATCACCAACATATATCTTGCCGTAGAATTCTGGGCGGACTACTTTCTTAGCGTAGCGGGTCATTACACCACGGCGTGGAGTGAAGTTGATTGGATCATATACCAATGGAGTTTGTACCAATGGAATATATGGAGCATAAACTGCACCGGTTTCTAGGAAGTTGTTACCACGGAAACCAAGCAAGATTGTGTTTTCTTGCATATATGGATTCTTGTAAACTTGGAAACGGGAAGCAAAAGAACCAACACGGCTTACGCCCATTGCGAACTTAGCACTGTCACCGTCAGTGTTTACAACGTATCCTGGGATGGATTCCAATACAGTGGCTACGTCTGGTCCTACAACCAAGAAGTTAGCACCACCACGTAGGGTCAATTGGTGAATCTTGTTAGATACCTTTTGGATCTTGTTACCAAGAGTTTGGTACCAAGTGCTCTTTACGTAAGCAGTACGATTGGTTGAATCATTGTTTACGCTGAAGGTTGGTAGACCTGCACTGTCATTTGCACCCTTGACTAGTTCCTTACCAATTACGGCGGACCAAGCTTCAGTGGTCAATGCTGGAGCAGCACTAATCAACATGTCCATGATTTCAAGATCAATTTCCATTGATACGTATTCACTCAATAGAGCAGTCAATTCTGCTTCTGCGTCAATGCTGTGGTAAGCATTCAAGTCTTGAGCCAATTCTGGGGTCCAGACTGCCTTCAACTTACGGGTCTTAGCAACAATTGGTTCACTCTTTAGTTCCAAGTTAACTTCTGGAATGTTGATATCAGTACCCTTGTCAATACCGTTATTAACAGCTTCACCCTTGAATGGATTGGTATCTTCAAAGTCACCACGGGTTTGATCAGTTGGTTGCTTTGTATAAGTTAGGACTGCGGCACCACTGGCGTTACCTGCAGCAGTTGAACCAGTTACAATGAATTGTACAATGTAGTAGTTAGCAGTAGTTAGAGAACCAGTGTTATAGACCTTGGTCAATTCATTGATTACGTTAGCCGGATTAATACCAGAAGCACTGATGGTGAAGCTTCTTACAGCATTCAAGTCAGTGTTAATTGTGTTAGTACCAACTAGAACATTGATCTTTTGACCAGTGAATGCTTGAGCACTTGAGGTCAATGAGCTATCAAAGTTTAGATCACTCAAGGTTGCGGAACCTGAGGTGGTGCTCAATGATTGGGTGAAATAGTTACTGGTGTAAGAATAACGGCCAGC